GAGCTACGACACCGGCTCGGTCGCCATCGCCAATGCAGGGACGTGGAACTACACTTCCTATGGCCAACGCCTGATGCAGCTTTGGAAGGGTTGCATGGCAGGCCCGATCTATGTCCCCGGAAACGACCGGTTCCCCACTGGCCTGCTGGGGTGATGCAATGGGCGTCACCGTCACCAAGGATAATGTCAAAAACGTGGTGAAGCAGATCAACGCTCTCACCCGTAAACGAGTGCTTGTCGGCATACCTGCCGAGGCTGCAGCCCGGGAAGACGACAAAGAAATAAACAACGCGGCCATCGGGTACATCAACGAGTTCGGCAGGCCGGAAGCCAACATTCCGCCCCGCCCTCATCTGGTCCCCGGGGTGGCGGACGCCAACGCCGAAATCACCAAGGGACTGAAGAGCGCTGGCGCGGCTGCCCTAAGTGGGGACAAGGCCAAGACGGAGAGGGGTCTCGTGTACGCGGGAGAGGCCGCCGTGGCGTCCGTCCGGGCTAAGATAGCTGCAGTTATACCACCCAGCCTGTCGAAGCGCACTCTCGACGCTCGGAAAGCCCGGGGAAACGAAGGCGAGACGCCCCTGATCGATACGGGCGAGTACAATCAGCATATAACTTACGTCATCCGGGAGACCAAGTAATGGCCGACCTAGACGTAACCGATGTCCTAGACGACCCGGACTTCAAGACGAGGTTTACCGTCCGCAGGGTTCGCTCTGGCATGGTTGACGGCTACACGGTCGAAAACCCGCTGGACCCAGTCGAAACTGAAGGCGTGGTGTCCCCAGCTAGCGGCTCCAAGCTGTACAGGAAGCCAGACGGCGAAATGTCTGTTGCGGACATTTCCATCATAACCAAGTTTCCTCTCACCAGCGGCGATTCTACTTATGCGGCAGACATCGTAGTGGTAAAAGGGGTTAGGTACGCCATCATCAATTCCAACCCGTATTCGTTCGGCGTCGGGTTTGTTCAGGCTACTGGTCTTCAGGTTCGTTTCAACACATGACCAACACCAACACCAGCGCCTCCGGAGGCCCCCTTGTTCCCAAGGGTGTTGGACCTATATACGACGATCCTTTCGACAGGTTCCTTCACGACATCGTAGTCGGCATCACCGATCTGGACACCAATCTGGTCCGTCCCCGGTGGCAGCCAAAGCCTCCCAAGACCCCGGAACCCGGAGTTACTTGGTGCGCCATAGGCATTAACTCTACTACGGACCAGTCGGCCAAAGGTCAGATCGAACACGACAAAACCGGAAACGGCAGAGACTTGCTCACCACATGGGAGCGGATAACCGTTCTGGCGTCGATCTACGGCCCCCGGGCATGGGAGCTTATGGGCCAACTGTCCAGTGGTTTACGTATTCCACAAAACAGAGAATCTTTGACGCTGGCGGGCGTAGGTTTCGTGTCCAGCGGACCCCGGCGAAACGTGTCTTACAATTCCGAAACTCAGGTGAACGTCAGACGAGTGGATATGGAGCTTGACTTCAACCGCGCGCTCGGGCGTTCTTATGACGTCTATAATCTTCTGTCGGCCTCAGGAATAGTGTATTATCGCTCCGACAGTGGCCGAAACGCATCAGAACAGGTCAACACAGGAACAGCGCCATGACGCAGGGTCTCTCCCCGAAGAAGTTGGTGAACGTCACCGCCACGCTCACCCCGCGCGCTGTAGCGCAGCGTGGTTTTGGCATTCCGTTGTTTGTGTGTTCCACCCCGGGCGTAATCGACACGCGCGAACGGTTCCGCGAATACGAGACCATCGACGAAGTGGTCGCAGATGGTTGGCCGACGACTTCCGGCGCATATAAAGACGCGGTGGCGTTCTTCAGCCAGAGCCCCCAGCCGGTCACGTGCTTCATTGGGTTTTGGGCCAAGGACCCTGTCGCCGGTCTGCTTCATGGCGCTCTGCTGACGCCGACGCAGCAGCTGGTCACGAACTTCTCTTCCGTAACGAACGGCTCCATCCGAATCAGCGTGGACAGCACGTCGCACGACTTCACCGCCATCAACCTGTCTAGCGTCACCAATCTTAACGGAGCGGCGACGATCCTGCAGACGGCTCTGCGCACTTCATTCACCGGGGCGGTGGTCAAGTGGGACAGCGCCCTTGGGCGTTTCAACGTGTTCAGCGGAAGCACTGGCGCAAGCTCAAAAGTGTCGTTCGCCACGGCAGTCACCCCGGCGACCGGCACCGACATTTCAGGTCTGTTCGGCCTGACTGCGGCGGCGCAGGCTCCCCAGCCCGTTGACGGCATCGTTGCCGAAACGGCCCTGACTGCGGCGACGCTTATGGCGTCACTGTCCAACGATTGGTACGCCCTCAAGTTCTCGGACGAAATCGTCGACGCCGACCACATCGCCGTCGCTCAGTTCATTGAAGCGGCCAGCCCGGATCGCACTTACTGGCTGACCACGCAAGCTCAAAACACGCTCGATCCGACCGATGGTTCGGACATCATGAGCGCGTTGAAAGGCTTCAGCCTCTCGCGCACGGCCAGCCAGTATTCGTCGACCAGCCTCGCTGCTGCGGCGTCTCTGTTCGGCAGACAGGCGACGGTCAACTTCGACGCCAACAACACCGTCATCAATCTCATGTGGAAGATTGAGCCGGGTATTACGCCTGAACTTCTGTCGGAGACGCAGGCTTCGGCGCTGAAGGCGAAAAACGGCAACGTGTTCGTCAAGTACAGCAACGACAAGGCCATCATCCAATGGGGAACGATGGCCAACGGCGACTACATCGACGAGCGCGTTGGGATCGACTGGCTGAAGTCTTATATCCAGAACGTCCTCTGGAACGTGCTTTACCAGACGCCGACGAAAGTCCCGCAAACCGACGAGGGCACCCAGCTGCTCATCACCCCGGTCAAGGCGGCGCTCGAGCAAGCGCGTCGAAACGGCCTGCTGGCTCCCGGCCAGTGGCGCGGGCAGCCGCTCGGGCAGATCACCTACGGCGACATGCTCCCGCTTGGCTACTATGTCTTCTCCGACATTTACGCCAATCAGTCGCAGGCGGATCGCGAGGCTCGCAAGGCCATGCCGATCCAAGTTCTGGCCAAGTTCGCGGGCGCGGTGAACACCGTCGATTGTGCCCTTACTTTCAACCGCTGACCGCGAGAGGGTTAGACAATGTCTGGAGAGAACTACGCTTATTCGATGTTGGACGTTAGCGCGTCCATCAGCGGCCCGGGCGGCTCCTTCTCGCTTTCGGAAGGCGGTCTGGCCAACGAGGGCATCAGCATCGAATCCGACGAGCGCATCACCACTCAGCGAGGCGCAAAGGGCAACTGGATGCATGTGCTTCATGCGTCCAAGGGCGGTCGTGTCATCATCCGTCTGATGAAAAACGGCAAGGCCAACGCTCTGTTGTCCAAAATGTTCGATCTGGACACCGTGTCCGCAGCGAACATGGGGCAGAACACGATTTCCATCCGCAACCCCACTGTGGGCGACTCGTGGACGGCCATCGGGTGCGCCTGCACCAAGAAACCCTCAGTGTCATACGCCACCGAAGGCGCTATGATGGAGTGGGACTTCAACGTGGGTGAACTGAATGGCGTCATCGGTAGCGGAACGCCGTCGATCGTCTGACTTCTAGCAATCCATGGGGGATTGACGTATGACTTCTCAGGTCCCGGTTGAATTCGAACACAACGGAAACTTGTACCAGATTGGCAAGATGGACATGTTCCTTCAGGCCGATCTGGCGGCAAAGCTCGCGCCTTTCATCGTGCCTTTCCTCGAGACGTTGCAAGCGGATGGAACTTTGCAGCGTTTGAAGGACGCTGGCCCCGACGCCAAGCCTGAACTCATGAAAATACTGTTCAACAACGTCGACAAGATCATCAAAATCCTGTCGGGCATGCCTTCGGTCGACCGGCGCATGATCATGGAGACGTGCCTGTCGGTCATCCTCCGTAAGGCCCCCGGGGCTGTTGGATGGCAGGAAGTGTGGAATCCCAACGCGCGTTGTGTCCAGTACGAAGAACTGGACAATCTGCCGTTTGGCCTTCTCTGCTGCGCCAAGGTGATCGAGGCAAAGCTAAAAGGTTTTTTTCCAGACGGCCTCTGAACATCGTTCAGCAGGCTCCAGCCCCCGACTATCAACCGGTTTCACTCGGTCAGAGCAGGGACTTCGTCATGGCTCCGGTTCTTGCCGGAATGTGTCTGTATGAGTCGATCTTCAGTGGAGAACTTGACTTAGTGGACTTCGCGATTATGAATGATGCTCTGGCTGTGAAGTTCGAAAACGAGTACCGGGCCACCAACAAGAAACAGCCCCCTCGTCGTTAAACGGGAATAGAGGCAACAGATGTCTGGCGAAGTCATCAAGGAATTCCTAGTTTCGCTAGGATACAAGATCGACGACGCTGGACAGCGCCGGTTCACTGAATCCATATCCAGCGTGACCAAGCAGGCGGTGGCCCTTGGCGTAGCTCTTGAGGCCACTGCTGCGGCAATCGTTGGCATGGTGCACAGAGTTTCAGTTGGTTTCGAAAGTCTGGCCTACGCGTCTTCGCGCATCAATTCTTCAGTCAGCAACATCAACTCGTTTAAGTACGCCATCAGCCAGTTGGGAGGAACGGCGGATGGAGCCATGGCCTCGCTTGAGGCGTTCTCTCGGAAGCTGCGTGAAAACCCAGTCGGTCAGGAAGCATGGCTCAAAAGCTGGGGAGTGGCCACTAGAGACGCTTCTGGCAAGATGAAAGACACCACGGACCTGATGAAAGGTCTGGTGAGCAGCCAAAAGTTCCAGTCACAACCCGAATTTTTGCGCTTGCATATAGCTGAAGAGGCAGGCATCGACGAGCGCACTTATCGGGCGCTGTTGCTTCAAGTCGGAAAGTTCACTGAAGAATACAAGAAAAAGATGCGCGCGGCTGGCCTCGATCCAGATAAGGCAGCTGAAGACGCCAAGAAATTTGAGCAGGCGTGGCGCTCGATGGGAGCCAGTTTCGACATCATAAAGTCGAAAGTCCTGTCTTCTTTTGCGGGCGAGTCAGGCGAGAAGTTTCAACAGTTCATCGACTTCCTAGACAGGAATTCAGGGAAGATCGCCAAGGGCCTCGAGACTGTTGGCCATATGATTATGACCGCCGCTGAGTGGCTGGCAAAGCTGTTGATCAAGATCGGGGAGTTTGCTGAAAAGGCAGACCCGTGGATCGAGAAAAACCTTGGCATCACTAACGGCTTCGAAAAGCTGGCGGCGGTGATCCTGCTTCTATATCTGACCCGTATTCCAGCCTTGATCGCGTCGTTGGCTGCTTTGACTGGTGGAACGGCGTTTAAGGCGCTTATGGGGTTCTTTGGGGCCTTAGGCCTCACTGGCCTAGCTGGCGCGGCTGCTGTAGGTGGGGGCATCGCCGCTCTGTCCACTGAAGAGGGACAGGAAGCCTACAAGGACGTTAAGCGCCAGAGCGAAGAGCGCATGAAGCGAGGCGGTGGCTTCTGGAAGCGTTTCAAGGGAGCTATCACTGGTAAGGACACCACGCAGGGAGCGCATACCGAAGACGCTGCCCGTCGTGGCCACAAACTGTCAGCCTCGCAGTCGGCTGAAATGGCTGCTGGCATCAAAAAGATAGCCAAGGAACTAGGCGTGTCCGCTGAGGACGTTGCCGCCGTGATTTCGTTTGAAACTGCCGGAACGATGGACCCTTGGAAGAAGGGTCCACGCACCAAGTGGGGTCAGCATCGGGGCCTGATCCAGTGGGGCGAGCCTCAGGCCAGAGAGTATGGGGTTTCGCAGAACAGCACCATTACCCAGCAACTGGAAGCCGTCAAGAAGTACATGTACAACCGGGGCGTCCGTCCGGGCATGTCGCGCGAAGAAGTTTACGCGTCCGTGCTGGCTGGTCACGCTAGAAACGTCAACTCTGGACCGGACGCCAACGGCACTACTCCCCGGAGCGGTGCTGCAAAAATGTGGAATAGTGGCCATCGCTGGGCGCTGAGAAACCTCGAGAAAAACGGGCAGGGTGCGCAAGGTACACCAGTAGCTCCCCAAGCCCCGGGCAACTCTCCGAGTGGCTCTCCGTTCGGCTCTTTGTCCCCTCTTAGT